TGTCTACGGTTACTCCCGACACCACCCCGGCAAGCCAATCGGGAACGCCTTAAAATGCACACGCGACGTTCTAGGTTTCGACAAGTTCGCAATCCGGTTTTCAACATTGCCAAGCGACAATCTTTCGGCCAATACTGTCCACAATACGGCCAAGGATGCCATAACCTGTCCGGTCCAATTGGACAAGACAGACAGTTGCGGCACATGCACGCTATGTTGGACCGCTAGGAAACCTATTACATTCCTAGATCACTAGTTGACAGAACGGAGCGCATGGTCTAACATGCGCTCTATTGTGTCAACATTGGAGACCATCATGGACTATTCAAAAGCCTTGGGCTATTCAGACAAAGAACTACAGGTGTTTGCACACTTGCAAAGCAAGCTAGTGAAGATTATCGAGGATATGTATCCTTTGAAGAACTCCCGTGTGGCCAAGATATATGCCGAGGAAATCCTAGACTACGCACACACGCCAATTTGCGAGCTTGCAATGGATATCCAATTGGAGGAAGACAATAATCCAGAATTATCTTACTATGATACTTGACAACCAGGGTTGTCGTCCTATATTATACTCTATAGAGTACACAGTAGAGATATTAAAAAAGTTACACTGTAGCTCTATAGAGTACTCTATAGAGACCCACCGTAGGAGGATAAGATGAGATGCGCCATTTGTGACGCTAAACTACCAGACAACCAGCCATTGCATAACGACATCTGTTCGGATTGTCGCCATGCCATACGCCAGACATTCACCTATGAACTAGACTATGAGGAGCCTATTGAATGCTTGCATCCTTCATTGGATCACTATTGATACAAGCTTACAATGTGGAAAACAGCATGAAAAACCGAAACAAGCAAGCGAAGGCGTTACAATCCCCATTGTACCGTCAACGTGTCAAACCTAAAAAACGTCCCTACTATGACGCCAAGGAAGTCATAGACAATGACTTCTCCCATGAAGGACTGACCCCTGTCGGGTACTACATTGAGGAGGTTGTCGAAGATGAATAGAGACGAAATTCTACAAACCGCCTGCGACCTGATCAATGGCGACCGTGCCAAGGAATACGGAGACGCTTACCTGAACCACGCTAGGATTGCGGCATTGTGGACAACCTATGTCCGGTCCAAACCTGATGACTTGACGCCTATCGATGTCGCCATGATGCTTGTCCTGATGAAAGTTGCCAGATCAATCGAGACACCCAAGGATGACAGTTTTATTGACATAGCAGGATATGCGGCACTCGCCGGGGAAATGGCCAATGTTGGCAGATGAAATCTTTCCCCTCGATACCCTGTATTTCTCCGAGGCAATACAGGTCGCCGTTTATATGTCTGTCCTGACACTACTTTATGTTTTATACAAGAGGTTCAAATGATAGAGGGTTCCACACCATCACTGCCATTCCAGGTTTTTATGCAAGGCTTGGAGGACGTATTCGGCCTAGACAAATCGGTAAAGCCATTCCTACAGCAAATGGCTGAACTCAATAACAAGCCAGCGGAGTACTTTATCTGCATGGCCCTTGAAGAGTTCAAGATGTACCTTGACCAAGAGCCACATTTTGATGTAGAATTAGAAGAGGAAGACGATGACGACGATGGTCTTAATCGTATGCTTGGAAAAAAGGCGAACCATTGAATGAAGCTGTACACCGACGACGAGCAGTTTGATACTTTACACGCAGCTGTGGACAAGGCTAGGAAAAACGCCAAGGAGGTCAAAGTGCCAAGACAGGCCTTGTTGAACTTGCTGATGGACCATGCAAATATGTATGGCAGATTGAAGCAGATGGGAGAGATGGATGAGTGATGTCGTAGCAGTCAAAACACACCAACCCTGTGACCAATGCGGGTCATCAGATGCCCTAGCAATCTACGACGATGGTCACACCTATTGCTTCAGCTGTAACAGCTACGGCAGTGACAAAGAGGATTATATGGAACCTTTGAGGAAAAAATCCAAACCAGACACACCTTGGTCCGCTAGGAATATATCCACGGCAGTCCAAGACTTGTACGGAGTGACCGCATCTGATCTAAGAGTTGTTTTCCCATACTACGACGGTGATGGTATGCGGACTGCATCAAAGGTAAGATTGCAGGGAAAGGAGTTCAAGACAGAGGGAGACTTTAAGAATACAGTTCTATTCGGAGCGCACACCTTGGGCAAGGATGTCGGGGTAAGCTCCAATACCCTGATCGTCACCGAGGGCGAGGCAGATGCACTGGCGGCGTTTCAAATGGCTAACAGCGTCTCTCCAGATGCTAAGACCTACAGTAAGGGCAACTATTCGTCCAAGATTGTCCACGCCATGTCCATACGATCAGGACAGGCAAGCGCAGAGCGTGACTTCAAAAACAATCTTGAACTCCTGGAGAGGTTCAAGCGGGTGTTCATATGCTTCGATGCAGAGCCAGAAGCTCGACAGAACGCTGAACGCTGCGCCAGATTGCTCCGACCCGGCAAGGCATACATCGTAGAGCTAGAACACAAGGACGCTTGTGAGTACACCTCCAAGGGCCTACACAATGAGTTCATAGCACGGTTGAAGAATACCCAATGCTACACCCCAGCTGGTATACGCAATGCTGCCACAGACTTCAACGGGCTGTGGTCAGAGCAGAACTTACGCAGTATCCCCTTTCCCTTTCCACAGCTGCAAAGCAAGACGCTTGGCACTAGGGCTAGGGAGATCGTCACGTGGGCAGCTGGCACTGGCGTTGGCAAGAGTTCCTTGCTAAGGGAGCTACAGCACTACTACCTCAAAAACACTGATCAAAATATTGGCATCATTGCCCTTGAAGAATCAGTGGATCGCACTAGGCGTGGCATCCTGTCCGTTGAGGCCAATGATCGTCTGCATCTTAATGAAGTATTCGAGAAGTATTCGAGAGAACAGATCAGGGAGTACTTCGACAATACTTTAGGAACCGGACGAGTATTTATCTACGACCACTTCGGGTCACTGGAGATGGACGACCTTCTGGATCGTGTACGGTACATGGTACAGGGTTTAGATTGTCAAGTGATATTTATCGATCACCTGAGCATCCTAGTGTCTGGATTGGAGATCACTGACGAGCGTAAAGCCATTGACCGCACCATGACCCTTCTGAGACAGGTTACTGAGGAGACAGGTTGTTGCATACACCTAGTCACACACCTGAGACGCTTGTCTTCTGACAGGTCACATGAGGAAGGTGTGGAGGTCAATCTAGGTCACCTTCGGGGAAGCCACGGCATATCCCAGATCAGTGACAGCGTTATATCCTTGGAGCGGAACACACAGAGCGACGATCCGGTTGAGTGTAACACCACCACCCTGAGAGTTCTCAAATGTCGATACACTGGTGATGTAGGCGCAGCTGACCGCTTGCTATATGACAAAAGTTCTGGTAGAATGGACGTAGTAACAGAGGAGTTCTGAAATGGTTAAATGGTCACATAACGAGGAAATCACAGCTGAAGAATTTATCAAACGCATACAGCCAATGGTCTGTGATCCAGTGTCCACCCTGATGGAGTGTGACGGCGATATGTGGATGAGTGATTACAGCAAGCTTGTCACTGCGTTTTGGCGTTTGACAAATGCTGTGGAGGAGATGGATAAAGAGGATGGCTAAACCCAAGACACTTACTTACACGCCCAGAACCAAAGTACGCAGGCGTAGACGGTTACGACCGTTCAACCATTGTAAAAAGGTTCCCAAACGATCTGGTTTTAGAGGCATGAAGAAACGGAGGAGAGGACAAGGATGATCGAAGCAGTTTTGAAAGGCTACATGGGAACCGACCTCAATGTGGTCAATGCTGCACGGGTGAGCTTTGACAAGGAGCATAGTTGGGTAAAGCTTAACGATATAAAGCTTATTAAGTATCTTGCTGACCATAATCACTGGTCTCCGTTTGCCCACACCAGCATACAGTTCCGGATCAAGGCCCCTATCTTTGTCGCTAGGCAGTTGGCAAAACATCAGGTAGGATTAGCATGGAACGAAATCAGTAGGCGGTATGTCGATCAAGAACCTGAGTTCTATCGTCCCAAAGAGTGGCGGGGGAAACCCGTAGACAAAAAACAAGGTAGCTCTCAGGAGATAATCGACATCAACCCGTCCACTAAATCCGGGCCAGCAATGGTAGACATTTACGGACACGCTACTCAAACCTGCTTGTGGACCTACAAGACCTTGCTGGACAAGGGCGTTGCGCCTGAGATGGCAAGGATGGTCCTGCCGCAAAGCATGTTTACTGAGTGGTACTGGACAGGATCGGTCTATGCGTTTTCCAGGGTCTGCAAGCTTCGGCTGGGCGACGATGCACAGAAGGAAACCAGTGAGGTCGCTTCTCTAATAGCCGACGAGTGTAAAAATTTGTTTCCCATAAGTTGGAAAGCCTTGATGGGCGAACCAGAAGAATTTCAAGATTCTGGCTTTACAGATAGCTTTGGAGTAGAAAGATAATGCAAGTTAATACTGATTCGGTGGCGATACTGACCAAGCAAGTGTTGAAGTCAGAGGTTGAAATCTTAAAATCAAAACCAGCGACGATCAAAAATCTTTCTGTAATCAATGCGCTGCAAGATCGAATTAAAGAATTGGAACAAGGAAATGTCTGAAGTATCCGCAATTCAACCTATATCGGCTATACTCCCGTCACACAATCAGATATCACATACATCTGTCCCGTTGAAGAATGCAACAGCCGTAGAGCATGTGACAACGACAGAGACTATAGATCAAGACGGTAGGGTGATAGGGGTAAGTAAGGTTGTCTTGACAATCTACGATAGATTTGGTAACCTACACGATATACCACACCAAGAAAAGGGCAAGCTGTACTAATGCGAGTCGTCTTCATAGACATAGAAACCGATAGCCTAGATGCTACACAGATATATTGTGCGGTCACCTTGGAAAATTCTATGTTTACTGAGTGGACCACAAGCGACGGTCTACAAGAGTATCTTGGCAATGCTACTGTCGTCGCCCACAATGGTCTAAGCTTTGACTTTCCGGTCTTGGCTAAACTATGGGGCATACGGTTGAAGATGGAAAACATGCGTGACACTCTAACCCTGTCTATGATGGACAACCCTGCCAGAGACGGAGGACACAGTTTGAAGGCATGGGGGCAAAGACTAGGGTGTGAGAAGATAGAGTTCGATGACTTCTCAACTTATACTCCGGAGATGTTGGAGTACTGTAAACAAGATGTCCTGCTATGTAGCAAGGTGTATCATGTTTTAGAGGCATCCATGTCAAAGTTTTCGGAAAAGTCTATATCAGATGAGCATCGTATGAGGATTGTGGCAGACAGGATCAGTAACAACGGTTTTGAGTTGGACAAGGACAAGGCCGTTAAGTTGTACAATGATCTCGTCTTAGAACAAGAACAGATCGAACAAGAGTGCCGCAACCTATTCCCGCCAATTGTCGAGGAAAGATACTCTGACAAGACTGGCAAGAGATTGAAGGATAAGATCACAGAGTTTAACCCAGCGTCTAGGCAGCAAATAGCATCTAGGTTGATAGAACTAGGGTGGGTTCCTACAGAACTTACGCCTACTGGCCAGCCAAAGGTGGATGAGAAAACACTATCTAATTGTAGCATTCCAGTTGCGGAGACACTGGCTACATACTTTATGCTTCAGAAGCGTTCTGCCCTTGTAAAGTCATGGGTCAAATCGTGTACAGACGAAAACAGGGTGCATTGCAAGTACCGCACCTTGGGAGCAATCACAAACCGGATGAGTTGCGTTGATCCTAACCTGCAACAGGTTCCAGCTGTACGGGTCCAGTATGGCAAAGAGTGTAGAGAATTGTTCAAAGCTGCAACTGGTAACAAATTGCTAGACACAGATGCAGCAGGGTTAGAGCTAAGGGTACTTGCCCATTACATGAACGACGACAAGTTCACCAAAGAGGTCTTGGAAGGAGACGTACACACAGCTAACCAAAGGATGGCAGGACTGGACACTAGGGATCAGGCCAAGACATTCATCTATGCGCTGCTGTATGGTGCAGGGGATGCCAAGATAGGTGCTGTGGTCAATGGGAGTGCCAAGGACGGGGCAGAGCTACGGTCACGCTTTATGTCCAACATGCCAGCTTATAAAAGACTTAGCGAAGCTGTCATTAGAAAGGGTGAAAGCGAGGGCAGGCTCAAGGCTATTGACGGTAGGGTTCTGCGTGTACGCTCTGGTCACGCTAGTTTGAACACCCTGATACAGGGATCGTCAGCTGTTCTAATGAAGAAGTGGTTTATGTATGTCGATCATTACCTTAGAAGGAGACGCATACGGTCCAAAATTGTAGCCATGATCCATGACGAATTAGTCCTGGAAAGTGCAGAAAAAGATGTTGACGCTACCACAGAATCTGTTATACTATCTATATCGCAAGTCAACAAAGCCTACAATCTACGTTGCAAATTGGAATGTGATGTACAGGTAGGCAACAACTGGAGTGAGATACACTAATGGCAAACAAATACTCTTATCTTGAAGGCGTAATGTTCTACCCGTTCATCTTTGATCAGACAGACAAGTTTGATCGTTATTCTGTCGCTCTTGGTCTTGAGGGAGATCAGGTCAAAGCTGCTCGTAACTTGGGACTGAGCGTCAAGCAAGAAGATGGCAAGATGGACGACATGCCATACGTCCAGCTGAAGAGCAATTATAAGCCTACTTTGGTAGACAGCGAAGAGAACGAGTACAAGGGACCAACCCAACTCAGTAACGGTTCCAAAGGCGTTGTACGCCTCTCCCAACGTCCCTACAATAACAAGTACGGACAGGGAGTGACTACCTTCATTAACGCTGTGAAGATTACTGATCCCATTGAGTACGTCAGTTTGGATGACGAACCCGGTGGCTTTTCCACACCTAAGAAAACTGTCGTTGACGAGATGAGCGACGACGTTCCGTTCTAGGTGACCAGTAGGAAAGATTACGGACATTGGGACATTAGTCTGGTAGGCGAGTTCAATCCCGATAAACACCTTGGGTTCGTCTATCAGATTACCCATAAGCAGTCCGGTAAGAGCTACATAGGATGCAAGCACCTGTGGAAGTTCAAAAAACGCAAGCGTGTAAGGGCCAGTGAGTGGCGTTACTACTACTCCAGCGGTAAATACCTAAAGCCCCACATTGAAGAGCTAGGCCCGGACTCGTTTACATTTGTCATCCTAATGCTGTGCGACAACAAACGCGATCTGTATTACAATGAGGAAAAAATACAGATGCAGCTGGGGGTTCTGGAAAGCGAGGAATACTATAACGCCCACGTTGGAGGAAGACGTTTCTACCGTCCTGTAAGAAGCTATGATGAGGAGTTCAAACAGAAAATTAAGGGTACAGGCAACGGAAGATACAGAGGCAATTTCTATATCCTCTACGACAGCGGCATAGAGATACTGGTAGAGAATCAAACAGTAGAACAATGGTGTAAGGAGAACGGTTATAACAAAAGCGGCTTGTTCAGATTACGACGGGGTAATCAAAAGGTTTACAAAAACATAGTAGCAATGGAGTATGAAAGTGAGCGAGACTAAAACTATAGATACCTTGGTAGAAGACATTTATAATCTTGTCGATACCGGGAAAAAAAATCCAGATCAGGAAGCCTTGTTCGCTTTGGGTAGTTCTATTATGGAAGCTGTAAGACGACAGCTGTGGATGGCTACCTCTGATTCTCCTGGCAGGCTACGCATGTCCAACATTGGAAAACCATGCAGCAGATCGTTATGGTATGATATCAATGGTGACGAACAAGCTGAAAAATTCAGTCCACAGACCCGCTTGAAGTTTATGATAGGAGACATTGTAGAAGCATTCATAATATACCTAGCCAAGGAAGCTGGCCATCACGTTTCCAATCAACAAGCAGAGATTGAGATGGATGGTATTAAAGGACACATTGACTGCTTCATAGATGACGAACTGGTTGACATTAAATCTGCGTCGTCGTTTGCAATGAAGAAGTTCAAAAATGGTACTTTGCCTGACGATGATCCGTTTGGTTACATATCCCAGATGAGCGGTTATGGTAACGCCCTTAACAAAAACCGTGGCACGTTTCTTGCATTTGACAAAAGCAGTGGAGAACTTGCCACTTACACACACTCTCAGCTGGAGAATACTAAGTTAAAGATTAAAGAGGTTAAAGAAGCCGTAGAGCTTCCGGAGCCGCCTGACAGGTGCTTTGAGACGGTCAAGGACAGGCAGACAGGTAGGCAGAAGCTTGGCGTCAATTGTTCCTACTGTTCCCACAAACATACTTGTTGGGATGGCGAGCTAGACCTCAAATTTAGATCAGGCCGTCCTGTGTTCTTTGTAGGGAAGGGGGAAGAAAATGCCCACTCTTTCTGATGAGCAGCTTGGAGATTTAGCAAGGGCCTACAGCTGTGAGCAGATCATAGACATTCTTGGCCTAGAACCTATACAGCTGTTGCTTGCCTTCCAAGAGGAAGTAAACTACTATATTGATGACTTCAAACTCAGACCTGTGGATTGCCATGACCTTTAAATCAAATGAAAACCCAATGTTCCGCTCTAAATTTAGCGAGGACATCTTTAAACAAAAATACGCTCACCAAGGTTGTCACACTTGGGCAGACTTGGCCAAAACCTTGGTCGATGATGTATGTGGAGAGTTTCTCCCCAAGGATGAACTGGACGACTTAACAGAGATTATCACCGATTTGAAGTTTATCCCCGGTGGCAGATATTTGTATTATGCTGGCCGTCCGTCCAAGTTCTTCAACAATTGTTATCTGTTGAAGGCAGAGGAGGACTCTAGGGAGGATTGGGCAAACCTTAGCTGGAAGTCAGAGAGTTGTCTAATGACTGGTGGGGGTATCGGTATAGACTATTCTGTATACCGACCAGAAGGCACTGGCTTGAGTAAGACAGGCGGTCTAGCATCTGGTCCTATCCCGAAGATGCAGATGATCAACGAGATCGGTCGCAGGGTCATGCAGGGGGGTAGCCGCAGGTCTGCTATCTATGCAAGCCTTAACTGGAAACACCGGGACATTGAGACGTTCCTCCATAGCAAAAACTGGTACGACATGCCCGTAGGTTCTACTGGTATGTCTATTGGGGAAATCAAAGAACAAGATTTTAATTTTGCCGCACCCCTAGACATGACCAACATCTCTGTCAATTATGATACAGAGTGGCTTTTGAACTATTGGAACACGGGCGATGTTGGCGATGTCTTTAAGGCTAACGTGCGTCAGGCACTAAGCACAGCAGAACCAGGATTTAGTTTTAACTTCTTCGACAAAGAAAA